ACGTGCTTTTTGTTTTGCTGATCGGTATTATTTGATTAACAAACACTCAGTACCACTTGGTGATTTCACCATGGATTTGTGTCAACAACCTAGAGTAGACGGTTGTTCAGAGAATGTGCGCGGCATTTATGTGTCGCATTCACAGATTACACATCTACGTGGTGATGTGTCTGTCCTTTTCATCCCTCAAATTTCACAAAAGAAAAATTTGGTTGAATTGTTTCCTACAGAAACATATCGTGCGAACACTCATGGGACGTATTATTCTCGTGAGACTGATGGCACACCATCCACTATGACTGTGAAAAACATCAATTACCGACAGGTGGATCATCCTTCTATTGAGAATGGGTCTTCTTTTGTAGGCTTTGAAGCTAAGACTGCAGCACCTACAGTGGTTGGTTACTGTGGTTCACCAATGATTGGTGACTCACACCAGGGTCGTGTGATCTTGGGTATTCATACACTCGGTAACAAACAAGGAAGTGCCATTGCTTCTCGCGTTTTGGTCGAAGATTTGCGTTCTTTTCTGAAGGATAAGATGCCCATTGATGATGGGGAAACAATCCTAAGTTGTAAAGAACGAGAATTTGAATTGCAAGGCCTTCATCCGAAGAGTACATTCATGTATGCCGAAGAAGGGACAGCTACTGTTTTTGGGTCTTTGAAAGGACATCGTAGTAGTGGTAAATCCCGCGTTGGTGATACATGTGTATCAAAGGATCTCATTGAGAATGAAGGTTTTGTACGAACACATGGAGCACCCATTATGTCAGGGTATAAACCTTGGCGTATTGCGATGTTACCGATGATTGAATCAAACTTCCCCTTACCTTATGATAAGGTTGAACGAGCTGTTGAAGGCTTCTTCAATGATGCATCACAGAGTCTACCTAGAGGTGAGTTGGGTCTTTTACAGGTTATTACCCAAGATGATGCCATTAATGGTATTAATGCCGTATATGGCATGGACAAGATGGATTTCTCTACCTCGGCAGGTATGCCAAGATGTAAAGGGAAGAAATTCTTTTTAGAAGAAGATCCAGGTTTTGAGGTACGTCGTTATAGACCCACTCAAGATTTGCAGCGTGAGATTGATGCTTGTCTTACCAATTACAAGGCAGGGCGCAGGAACAATTTCGTGTTCATGGGATCTTTAAAGGATGAAGCTCGTGAATTTGAGAAAATTACAATGGGGAAAATCCGTGTTTTCACAGGTCAACCTTTTGCTCTTGGAATCATTGGTCG